CTGACGGCGTTGCAACTAAAGGTAAAACTAAAGGGGGATTTTGTTAATGGCTAAAAATACAGGTTTTATGGGCAAAGTGCCTAATAAAAGAAGAGCAGAAATAGCTGCTAAAAATCTTAATGCGTCTACCTCTACACCAACTAAACCGACAGATATTAATTCGGGCGTAGATGCATCCCCTACCAATATGGGTGTTTCTATAGGGCCAAAAACAGGTAGTCCTGAAGCTGATCCTAAACCTACCCCTAAAACTGCACCAGTAGCAAAGCCTACAACGAAATCTGCACCAGTAGCAAAGCCTACAACGAAATCTGCGCCAACTAGTAAATATCGTGGCGGTAGAAGTGAGGAAGACATTAACAGAATGATTAATGAAGCTACCCCTGAGAGGATGAGAGGGGCACAGTTTGAAAAAGATAACCCTGACGCTACCCCATACAAAAAAGGCGGTGTGGTTAAGTCCGGTGCTAGTCGTGGTGATGGTTGTGCTCAACGTGGTAGAACTAAAGGTAGAATGGTATAATGCGTCCAAGTAGAGGTATGGGTGATATTAACCCTAAAAAAATCTCTAAGAAGAAAGGGGGAGTTGTAAAAAGCTTCCCACCTCTTACCAAAAATAGACGGGCTAAGAAATGACCACTACAGGCACAACTATTTTTAACCTTGACCTTTCAGAAGTTATTGAAGAGGCCGGAGAAAGATGCGGATATGAAATGCGTAGTGGCTATGATTTTAAAACTGCCCGTAGATCACTAAATCTTTTATTGGCAGAATGGTCAAATAAGGGTATAAATTTATGGTGTGTAGAAGAAGGTTCAATCCCTATGGTCACAGGACAAGCCGTATATACTCTGCCCATAGACACCGTTGACTTATTAGACCATGTAATACGTACAGGTTCAGACCAAACCCAATCCGATATAACTATATCAAGAATTTCAGGTTCTACTTACTCGACAATCCCTAATAAGAATGCGCTAGGTAAACCTATCCAAGTGTGGATAAACAGACAATCAGGAGCAACAACTCCTATAGGGGTAGCTAATCCAACGATCAATGTGTGGCCTACCCCACAATCTCCGGGCAATCAGTACATGTTTGTTTATTGGAGATTACGAAGAATGCAGGATGCTGGGGATGGTGTTAATACACAAGACATACCCTTTAGATTTTTACCTGCACTTATTGCAGGGTTGGCATATTACTTATCTATGAAATTGCCGGGTGTTGATATGCAAAGGGCGCAGGCGTTGAAGATGGTATATGATGAGCAATTTGATTTGGCAGCTCAAGAAGATCGCGAGAAGGCCCCACTGAGGTGGGTGCCACGGATGTCGTTTAACTAATGAGTTCTAAATATGCCCGTGGCAAGAGTGCAATATCCCAATGCGATCGTTGCGGAATGGAGTATTTGTTAAGAACATTGCGCCCATTAACCATTAAAACTAAGATAACTAATATATTAGTGTGTCCTAGTTGTTTCGAGCCAGATCAACCACAGTTACAGATCGGCATGTATCCAATTAGTGATCCACAGGCTTTACGTAATCCACGTAGAGATACTAGTTATGTAGCTTCAGGGCTTGATACAAGTAATTACCCTGCTGGTGGTTCAAGAATTATAGAATGGGGTTGGGCACCTGTTGGTGGGGCTTCACAGTTTGACGCAGTTTTAACGCCTAATGCATTAGTTGCAGTAGGGCAAGTTAGTTCAGTAACTACAACATAGAGAAAAGTATGAGCATTTTATCTGACAAATACCCACAAATTAAACCAGCACCTGCAGCGAACACTTCAGGCTATCCTCAAAAAGGCATTAAAACTAAGGGTGTAAAAACTCGTGGTAATGGCGCTGCTATAAAAGGCTTAGTCGCTCGCGGTCCAATGGCGTAAACAATGAATTATGCTGCGCTAGTTCAAGCAATACAAGATTACTCTGAAAACACAGAGTCTCTTTTTGTCTCTAATATCCCCTTATTTCTTGAGCAATCAGAATTAAGAATATATAACTCTGTACAGATTCCAGTACTTAGAAAGAACGTAACGGGCAATGTAACTACTAGTAATCCTTATCTATCTTGTCCTAATGACTTTATGGCGGTGTATTCACTTGCGGCAGTTGATACGTTAGGTTCATACCACTATCTTATTGATAAGGACGTAAGCTTTATTCGTGAGGCTTACCCTAATCCTACAGATACGGGCCTACCTAAGTACTACGCTATATTTGGCCCACAGCTAACGTACCCTACAGAGTTATCGCTTCTTTTAACACCAACACCCGATGCTAGTTATAGTGTAGAACTGCATTACTACTATATGCCTGAGTCTATAACTACAACTGCTTCAGGCACTACTTGGTTAAGTGATAACTACGATCCTGTACTATTATATGGCGCTATGCGTGAAGCAATGATCTTTATGAAAGGTGAAGCGGATATGGTTGGCTACTATGAGCAAAAGTATCAAGAAGCCTTGGGTCAACTAAAACGCCTATCTGACGGCCTAGAACGTGGTGACTCGTATAGAAACAACCAAACTAAATTACCCTATAGTCAATTATGATAGCACAAGGTCAGACTGCAACATTTAAACAAAATCTGCTAAGTGGCTTAGAAAACTTTGCTGTAGGTACACCCTATGTATATAAGATAGCTTTATATACAGCTAACGCTGATCTGAGTGCGGCAACCCTTGTTTATACAACAAGCAATGAGGTTGAAGGTGCAGGGTACACTGCTGGTGGAGAAATATTAACTCCTATAGCCCCTGCTAGTTCAGGCTCAACAGCTTATGTATCATTTGATACTGTCCTATGGTTAGCATCTAGTTTTCTATGTCGTGGCGCTTTGATATATAATGCAACTACGTTAGCTGCAGTTGCTGTACTAGACTTTGGTTCAGATAAAACAGCAACAGGTACATTTACAGTAACTTTCCCATCAGCAACAGCCACAACAGCTGTTATACGAATATCTTAGGAGTAATAAAATGAGTAATGAAATATCAAATATGGGCGATTTTTGTTCAGCAACAGTAGGTCGTGGAGCATCACATACTGAAGGTGTAGAAATGCATGGGTTTTATCATGTAGTTTGCCATGGTCCAGATGGTACTTTTAAATGGGAAGATACTATTGATAACGTGGTGACTACTGTTGGTAAAAACCTAACCATCACTGGTGCACTAACTAATACGGCTCAGGGTATAGCGTACATGGGCCTTAAAGGCACAGGTACTGCAGTTGTTGGGGATACACAAGCTTCACATGGTGCATGGTTAGAAGTTGGCGCTACTAACGCGCCTACATATACAGCACCTCGCAAAACACCAACTTTTGGAACGGCGTCAGCTGGTGCTATTTCCCCAACAGCGGGGCAAGTATTTGCGATGATTGGTTCTGGTACAGTTGCAGGTTGTTTTATTAATGTAGGCGGTACATCTGCTATTGACAATACTACAGGTACTTTATTCTCTGCTGGTGATTTTGCTTCAGCTAGAACTGTAACGTCAGGTGATACACTAACTGTATCTTATACTGCTACTGCTGCTTAATAAGGATTAGTTATGGCACTCATATTTGCTGACTTAGTTCAAGAAACAACTTCTACAACGGGTGTTGGAACTCTGACGCTTACGGGTGCTGTTGCTGCTTTTCAAACTTTTGCGGCTATAGGTAACGCTAACACTACTTATTACAAGATTAAAAGCGGCAATGACTCTGAAGTTGGTCTAGGTACTTACACATCTGCTGGCACTACTCTAAGCCGTGATACTGTCCTTTATTCCAGTGCTGGGGGTACTACTAAAATTACAGTCGCAGCAGGGGCTACGGTTATATGTACTTACCCTGCTGAGAAAGTAGTTATTAGAGATGCTACTGGCAATGCTCAAGGCTTAGGCAACATTCCGGTTACCAATCTTAACTCTGGTACAGCGGCATCATCTAGTACATTCTGGCGTGGTGATGCAACGTGGGCTACTCCTGCTGGTGGCGCTGGCGCTGGTGAAACTTTTAATCCTTTTCTACTGATGGGAGCATAACATGGCTGCGGCTTACAAAGTATTAGGGCAAGTAGTGGCTGGAGCTATCTCTACTCTCACTATAACAAATTACATCGGTGCTGGTACAACAACAGTAACAGGCACAGTAGTCTCAACGTCTGGCTATGCAATAGGCGATATATTAACTATATCAGGGGCAACTGGAACAGAGCAAGTCAAACTCAATGGCGTGTGGTCGATTGCTAGTGTACCTACAGGCACTACGTTTACTTTTGTGGTCACGACGTCTGTTACTGCTGGCACATTGACCACAACACTAGGCACAACGACTAAAGCATCGTTAGTTACTTTATATACTGTGCCATCAGCGACATCAACAGTATGTTCTACCTTGGTGATATGTAATCAAGGTGCTTCAACAGTCTTTAGAGTGGCAGTTAGACCTGCTGGGGCAGCACTAGAAGCCAAGAATTATTTAATTGTTGATAACGCTATCAATCAATACGACTCGGTGTTTTTAACATTAGGGGTGTCTCTAGCAACAACAGATGTTGTATCAGTCTATGCAGGAGCAACCAGCGTTAGTTTTAGTCTATTTGGTTCGGAGTTGACCTAATGAGTATTAGAACCACTCAATCAGCAGGACTGGCATCTAAGCATCTTAGTTCGTTTAGTAGACAACTGCCGATAGTAAACACAATAACACCTTGGGTACGTCCAGCCGATTGGGTTGCGATACCAACAATAATATCATCAGACCAAAAGTTTGCTGGCTTGTTTATGGTTCCGGTGGATAGTTGTTTTTGTGCGGTTATATGTGCTGGTGATTATACAGTTGATTGGGGTGACGGCAATACTATCAACTACGCAACAGGCGTAACAGCGCAGCATCAATACGATTACACCAACGTAAGTTTGGGGGCAGCTACGTCCGAGGGATGGAAACAAGCGGTCATTGTTATAACACCACAAGCAGGACAAAACCTAACTTCAATAAATTTGAATGTTGCTCATAGTTCAGTAACGCTATCTGGAGCTGCGCTTAACTTTGTTGACATTGCATTGGCTGGGTCGTTCTTAACTACGTTTACGCTTGGGGCAGTTACCCAAAATGTGATTCCTAGAGACTTGGCTCAAATTAATATCATAGCCTCTACTGTTACTACGGGGGCATATATGTTTATAAACTGTAACAAGTTAAAAAGTATTGTAGCTTTAAATTTTGGCAATCTTACTGATATGGGCAGCATGTTTTATAGTTGTAGTTCATTACAGACTGTACCTTTATTTAACACAAGTCTTGTTACTACTATGGGCAGCATGTTTTACTCGTGTAGTTCACTACAGTCCGTACCTCTGTTTAACACAAGTAAAGTTACTGATATGGGCAGCATGTTTTACGCTTGTAGTTCATTACAGACTGTACCCCTGTTTAACACAAGTCTTGCTACT